CCCGAGAAAGCGCACCGGGCTTAACAACGATCAACCAGGTAGTTGACTATGGCAAACGCCGCAAAAACCACGGGCAGACCACGCGGCCGGCCCCGTAAGGCACTCACGAACGCCGCGGCACCCGCGAAACGTGAGGCAAACGCGGTAGTACCTATCCAGGGCGACGAGCCAAATTTTTCAAGCGAGGGGGCACGCCTGCTCGCGTCGGCACGCGGCACGATGCAAGTGATCGCCGACGCGGTTGGCGCGACGAAACAGGCCGTGAGCTTGTGGCGCACCGGCGCGCGTGTGCCCGACGAGCCGGCCCGGCGCAAGTTGCACGCGACGCTCAAGATCCCACTCGGTGCGTGGGACGTGCCGCCGCACGCGACGCTCAACCAGGCCGACGACGACGAGCCACCACCCGCGCCATGGTTCCCGATCACCGGTGCCGGTGCCGAACCGAGCGCGCTCGAGGATTGCACTCGCCTGCTCGCGTTGTTGCGCTCTCAACTCAACCGGCACGACTTACTAGGCCGCGAGCGTGTGCAACTCGGCGACGCGTTTGCCCGTGCACTCACGCAAAAAGAGCGGCTCGAACGCGCGCGCGAAATGGTCGAACCGCGCACGATAAAAGAACACGTCGAGTGGCGGCGACTCAAACGCCTAATCATCGACGCACTGTTACCGCACCCGGCCGCGAGCAAGGCCGTTGAGGCCGCGATACTGCGCGTGCTCGGCGAGGATGCCGACGTCAACGAGTAGTGCACCGGTGTACTCGTGCACCGGTGAACCGAGGAGACACACGATCATGCGTCCATTCACAACCGGAAAATGCCGCGCGCTCACGGCCGCGCACGTCGACGACATAGCGATCAAGTACCTCAAAGGTGCCACGATCGAACAACTCGCACTCGAGTACCAAGTGAGCACCACGCCGATCCGAAACGCACTCAGGATCCGGCGCGTACCGGCTCGCAAGGGTGGGCCGCGCCGCGTGTCGGTGCGCAACCAGGTGAGCGCGTGAGGCCGGCACAAGCGGATCCGGCCGCGCCGCACACGCTCGCCGACCTGCCCAACTTTTGGGATGAGCGGCGGCACCGGCAAGGCAACCCGGATCTGTCGACGTGCGCGGCCGATCTGTCGGTGGCGCTGCAACACACCCTCGCCGTGTTGCGGGCTCACGGGCACGCGTTGTCACACGAGCACAACGCCGACGCGTACTCGGTGGGGCAAGCGCGCGGCCTCATGCTCGCGCACGACTTGCTCACGGGCACGGTGCCGCTCGACTGTGTGCCCGTCGTGCTCGTGCGGCGCGTGCCGCCACCCGACGCACCGGCCGCCGCACCGGACACGTACCCGTTCAAACGAGGTTGAACCGTGGTAACCAGCTCACTCGCGTTCGAGGTGCAGAAACGGCGCGGCCCCGGCCGGCCGCCGAAACGCGACGAGCCGTTGCCCACGTTCATCGGTGACTTTGCGGCCGACTTTTTCCCGGCCCTACACGCGTCGTTCGGCATCACGTTCCCGTCACCGATCTACCGGGCCGATCCGGTCCGGTTCTCACGCGAGATCCTCGGCGTCGACCCGTGGGCAAAGCAGATCGAGATCCTCGAGCGGGTGCGCGACTACCCGCGTGTAGCGATCAAGTCGGGGCACAAAGTCGGCAAGTCACATTCGGCCGCGCAACTGGCACTCTGGTTTTACTGCGCGTTTGACGCCGCGCGCGTCGTCATGACGAGCACCACGAGCCGTCAGGTCGACGAGATCCTATGGCGCGAACTACGCATGATGCTGGCACGGTCGGGCCGGTGCGTGGCGTGTAAGGCCGAGCTCCTCGACAACCCCGCGGCTCGTGTTCCGCGGCCGTGTCCGCACTCGAGCTTGATCGACGGCGAGCTCGGCGACTTGGCACGTACCGGCCTCAAGAGTGACGACTTTCGGGAGATCGTCGGGTTCACTGCGCGTCAAGGTGAGGCCGTTGCCGGCATTAGCGGCGAGAACGTTTTGTACATCGTCGACGAGGCGAGCGGCGTACCGAAAGAGATCTACGAAGCGATCGAGGGCAACCGAGCAGGTTCCGCGCGGCTCGTGTTGATGGGCAACCCGACGCAAAACGAGGGCGAGTTTTACGACGCGTTTCACTCGAAAAAGGATCGCTTTTACACGTGCGTCACCGTCAGTTCGGAGGAGTCGCCGAACGTCGTGAGCGGCAAGCGGTTGATCCCGGGGCTCGCCATGCCGGAATGGATCGCCGAGAAAAAGGAGGAATGGGGCGAGAAAAGCGCGCTGTATCTCGTGCGCGTCAAGGGTGAATTCGCGGAACACGAGGAGGGTAAGATCTTCTCGCTGCACACGATCGGCGAGGCCGAAAAACGATGGAGCGAGACACCGGCCGAGGGGCGTTTGTACATCGGGCTCGATCCCGCGGGTGAACGGGGCCGCGGTGACGAGATCGTGTTCGCGGCTCGACGCGGCCTCAAGTTGCTAGAGCTCGTGCCACGGCGCGGCCTCGACGAACAAGGGCACCTCGCCGAGCTATTGCGGATCGTGCAACGGTTGCGGCAACCGCGCGAAACCGTCGTCGTCGTCGTCGATCGCGAGGGTGAGATCGGTAGTCGCGTCAACCGCGCGATCCGCGAGTATGCCGACGATCACCCCGGCGAGCTCGAGGTAGTGTCGGTGCGCGCGTCGGATCGGAGCATGCGACAACCCGAGCTATACGCGAGGATGCGCGACGCGCTCGCCGGCTCGCTCGCGGCCTGGTTTGACTCGGGTGGTGCGATTGTCGAGGATGCCAAGCTCGCTCGCGATCTGCACTCGCTCGAGTGGCGACTATTGCCGAACGGGCAAGCGAAAGTCACCGACAAGGAAACGTTGCGCAAGTTGCTCGGCCGCTCGCCGGATCGGTACGACGCGCTTGCCCTCGCCACGTGGGAACCGCTCTCGTTGCGTGAGTACACCGGCACCGGCTCGATCGCCGTGTTGCCCGAGGCGACGACTCGACTTGATCCCTACGCCGCGGCGGCAAAGTGGCGGCGATAGGCGGCCGTCGACGTCTCCTCGCCGTGATCCAAGTGATCGGCGCGCGTGAAGTTGCGGCCCGGGTGCGCGTGCACGAAAGCAACGTGAGCCGGTGGGCATCGGGGCAGTGGCTACCGAGCTACCGTGCGCGTGTGGCGCTCGAGGTGCACTGTCAGATCCCACGTGAATCGTGGCCGGCCACCAGGCTAGGTAATACCGCGTGGGCTACTCGAGTAGGTACTACCCGATTGCAGACAACGCGTTGACGCTCGAGGCCGAACCTTACTTGCGCGACTAGCACCACGCGCGCGTGCGACACCCCGATCGCGATGGGTGCACGTGAACGATTGTTGCGCGCAAGCGCGGCCCTGCTCGGGATCTCGACATACGAGAAACCCGGCGCCGAGGCCGTCGGGCCGAGCGTCGAGCAGATCGAACGTATTCGCCGCACCCTCGGCGGCAACCTGCAACCGATCCCGATCTCGCGGCCCCGGTGGTACCTCGCCGACCTTGAAACGGCCGTGTACCTCGCCAACCAGGGCGATCTTTCATGGGCCGCCGAACTCATGTCGACGGCTCGATCTGACGGTGTGTTGTCCGGCGTGTTGTCGACGCGCACCGGTGGGCTCGTGCGGTTGCCGAAACGGTTTCGCGGCGATCCCGAGATCATTGCCGCACTCGAACTCGGGCACGACGTAGCGCGCTCGGTGTTCGACGAAATGTTTCCGGCGTCCGAACTCGCCACGTTTGCCGCCGACGGGTTGTTGCTCGGTGTCGCGATCGGCGAACTCGTGCCGGTGGTGGGCCGCGACTACCCCGTGTTTTGCCGGCTCGATCCGCAATTCCTCATGTACCGCTGGAACGAGGGCCGGTGGTACTTTCGCTCGAACGCCGGCCCGCTCCCGATCACACCCGGTGACGGCCGGTGGATCTTGCACACGCCGGGTGGCCGTACTGCGCCGTGGCAGAACGCGCTATGGCGTGCCGTCGGCCGCGCGTACATCCGAAAGGATCACGCGAGTCTGTACAAGGACGAGTGGGAAGCTAAGCTAGCGAACCCCGCGCGCGTTGCGTACGCACCGAGCGGCTCGGTTGAGGCGCAAAAGGATACCTTCTTTCGTCAAGTCATGGCGTGGGGTGTCAATACGGTTTTCGGTCTGACACCCGGGTACGAGATCAAGCTCCTCGAGTCGAACGGCCGCGGGTACGACTCGTTCCTCAAGACAATCGCCGATCAAAACGCCGAGATGACGATCTGTGTCGCCGGCCAAACCGTCACGACGACGGGAGGCGCGGGGTTTCAGAACTCGGACATTCACGCGACGATCCGATCTGACTTGATCCAGTCGACGGCCGGCGACCTCGCCCACACGCTCAACACTCAGGGGATCCCGGCGTTCGTCGAGGCGCGGTACGGCGTTGACGCGCTCGAACGTGCTCCCGTCGTCGAGTGGGACACGACGCCGCCGAGTGACCGCAACGTCGAGGCGCAAGGCATTGTCACGATCGCGCAAGGCATCGATCAGTTGACGACTGCACTCGCCGCGCACGGCCGCGAACTCGACATTGACGCACTCGCGCAACGGTTCGCGCTCCCGTTGCGCGGCGTCGTCGGCACCGTGAGCGGGGTGCAAGTCGATCCAAGCGACGTCGCCGATAATGCCGCCGAGGCCGTCGACGGCGAGCCACCAACACCACCGGCACCGGGGCCGCGCCTCGTTCGGGAGGCCGCCTAATGCGTCGTCGGTACGATCGGCAAGGGATCCTAGCCCTCTATCCGCAAGCGTTTTTCGAGATGTTCGTTGAGCACGAACCGGCCGACGTCACGACGGTTGACGGCAACGCGGTGATCACGATCCGCGGGCCGCTCGAACATCACGAGGGGTGGTGGACCGATTCGTACGAAGCGATCCTCGATCGCGTCACGTCGGCGTGTAGCGGCACCGCGTCGACGATCATACTCAAGATCGACTCACCCGGGGGCGAGTTGTTCGGTTGCTTTGACGCGGCCCGCGCGATCCGTGCTCGGTGCAAGGCGGCCGGTAAGCGGCTCGTTGCGTACGTCGAGGGGTGTGCCTGCTCGGCGGCATACGCGCTCGCGTGTGCGGCCGACGAGATCGTTATCAGCGAGACCGCGTACGCCGGCTCGATCGGCATCCTGATCACCCGCGTCGATCTGACGGTTCGCGACGCACACGAGGGTATCGGGTTCGCACTCGTCGCGAGTGGCAAGCGTAAGGCCGACGGCCACGTTCACTCGTCGCTTACGACTCCCGAGCTCGAGGCAATGCAAGCGCAATGCAACGCGCTCGCCGAGCTGTTTTTTGAGCTCGTCGCCTCGTTGCGCAACGTGGGCACCGACGCGGTACGCGCGCTCGAGGCCGATATTTTCCACGGCCCGCGGGCCGTCGAGGTTGGGCTCGCAACGCGAGTGGCTAGTTACGACGAGCTCCTCGAGCAACTCAAGAAAGGTCCAGTCATGCCGCCAGAAAATCAGGAACCCGAGGAGCAAGCCTCGAGCTCGTCGAAAGACATCGACGACGCACGCGCCGCGCTCGAACGAGCCGCGGCCGAGGGCAACGAGAAAGCGCAACTCGCACTCGCCGCACTCGCCGACAACGGCCCCGGCGACGACGACGAGGAAAAAGACGACGAGCCCGAGGAGGAAAAGAGCGCGGCTCGCGGTGCCGGCACGAGCGTGAGCGCGTCGTCGGCCGCCGACCTCGCCGCCACCGTCAAGGCGCAAGGGGCACGCCTCGCCAAGCTCGAACGTGAGAAAGACTCGATCGAGCTCAAAGCCTTGCTCGCGTCACGGCCCGATCTCGGCAAGCCGCTCGCCGCGCACCTCGCGTCGATGCCGTACGCCGACGCAAAAGCGATCGTCGACAAGATGCCGAAACCGGCCACGCCAAACAAGGCCGACAAGGCGGCCGGCGCCGTCGTTGCCGCCACCCGCGGCGACACTCAGAACGATCGCACGACGGCCCCACCGTCGAGCGCCAAGTCGGCCGACGACAAGGCATTCGATCGCGCGTTCGGTGGCGGCCTCGGCGACAACCCCACCGGGATCAAGCGCGAGGGCACGTCGTTGATCTTTGACGCGGCCGGCGCGGCTCGTGCCCGTCAACAGTCTGCACACCGTCAGAACACGCCGCGCACTGTCGGCGAGAAAGGGGCCGCAGAATGACCGCCGCGGCACATCAACGTCAACAGGTGATCGAGCGCTGGACTCACCACTTGTTCCCGCTCCTCGTCGGCACGCGTGCGTGGAAGGGTGCCGCGTGCGGCCTCGACTCGCTCACGGGCAAGGTGCAACCCATGGCGGCCGGCCTCGTCGACCTCGTGCACATCGGCACGTTTGACGAGGATGTCGACGCCACCGGGGCCGAGTGGCCGGTGCAAGTCGATCTCGGAATGGAGCTCGAGGTTCGCCGCTATGCGAACGACGGGGCCGGCCTGGTTGACGCCGCCGACGTCGGGTCGATCTGCAACTTTCTCGACGATCAAACCGTGACCATGGGTAGCGGCCCGATCGCCGGCCGCGTGTGGCACGTCGATCCGGTGCTCGGCGTTGCCGTCGAGAAACTGCAATTCCCGGCCGTGGCAGCACCCGCGCTCCCGTGAGCGGGCTCGAACACCTCAAGAAAGGAAATAGGACATGCCCGCTCTCACACCAACGAACCTAGTCACGCTCGAAACTCGGATGAGTCTTGTCACCGAGAACGAGTACCAGCGCCTTAGTCAGGGCGTGTGGTGGCCGACCGTTACGAAAGTACGGCAGACGGGAGCAAGTAAAGAGATCCTTTCCTGGTTGCTCTCGACGGCGAAAATCCACGATCTCGGCAAAGGCGGCAACTTGATCTTCGAGGATCTCGTTTCCGAAACGACCGAGATCGAGCCGCGTTTCGCCGGTGACGGTCTGAAACTCACGCGCGCGCAATTCGAGGATACCGACGGTCAAGGCTTGGATCTCGCCGCGGCGTGGTCGGGGCAGATCGGTGCGCAAATGGCGTACTGGCCTCAAGAGCTCGCAACCGAGTTGCTCAAGAACGGCGAGGATATTTTCAAGGTTCGCGCGTACGACAAAAAGGCGTTTTTCGCCGTCGATCACCCCGTCAACCCTTACCGGCCGGGGCAGGTATACGCGAACCTGTTTGCCGGCGATCCACTCACACCGCCACCGGGTGCGCCGGCCGGCTACCCCGGCAAACTACCGATCGACGATGCTGTCACCGTCGACGTAGCGCTCAAGAATTTGCAAAAGCTCGTCGCGACTGTCGCGTCGATGAAGATGCCGAACGGCACGCAACCGCGCCGGTTGCGGCTGAAATACTTGATCGTGCCGCCTGCTCTGTTGTTCCGCGCGGTGCAACTCACGTCGGCGAAGTTCATTGCGCAAGCATCGACCGGTGGCGCGGCCGTCGGCGACGTCGAGGCGTTGATCAACTCGCTCGGGTTCGCGCTCCCGATCCAGGCCGACGAGCTCGCCGGGTTCGAGGGCGATAAAACCTATTTCGCGGTGTGCGAGCAGATCACCGACACCGAGGTAGGCGGGTTGATCTACGTCGACCGTGATCCGTTCAAGATCAACTACTACGGCCCGCAAACCGACGCGGTGTTGAACCGTGCCGACGATCTCGAGTGGCATTGCAAAGGGCGCAACGCGATGGCGGCCGGCCACCCGTACCTGATCTTCAAGGTCAAGGGTTGACCGTGAGCTACCTCGACGTCGCCGCGTTTCGGGTTCGAACGATCATGCCCAACGAGCAGGTCGATCAACTCGAGGCGTTGTCGCCGGGGTGGCTCGAGTCGCAACTTGAGTCGGTGTCCAGCTGGATCGATATGTACCTAGCCAAGCGGTACACGGTGCCCTTCAAGTCGCCGTACCCGAGGATGGTAACCGCTTGGCTCGCTCGCATCGTGACGGCCATGGCGTATGCGTCGCACGGGTTCCCGGCGAGCGATCAACAACGCGAGGCGATCGACGCCGACGCGCGCCGGGCCGAGGATGAGATCAAGCAAACGGCCGACGGCAACCTCGGCCTAATCGATCTGGCACCGAGCGATCAGTCGATCTCGCCGGTGATGTACGGCGGCACGCGCGTGTATTCCGAAACCTCGCCGTATGTGGGGTTCGACATTCAACGCTCTCGCGGCCGGCGCGAGGATAGCAACGGGTCGGGCACGTGATGGCCGGCGCCGAGCAAATGGACGAAATGATCGCGCGTATTCGTGCGATCCCGAAACTCGCCGAGGAGTGCGCACCCGACGCCGCGGCCGAGGTGTTGCGCACGATCCACGAAACGATCGCCGCGGGTACCGATTGCGACGGCAACACGTGGGCACCGCGTCGCGAGGATGGCGGCCGGCCGCTCAAGAACGCCGCGCGCGCCGTCAAGGTTGCGCCGATCGGGCACCGCATATTCGCTCGTGTGCACGGGGCCGAGGCAAAGCACCATCTCGGCACCGCTCGAGGCGGCACGATCCGCGGCATCATCCCGACGCACCTCACGCCGACTCTGACAGTCAGGATCCGCGCGGTACTCGTCGACCACTTTGAAGCCACCGTCAAGGAGGGTGAGTAAGTGGCCGTCGTGTTTGCACTGCCCCGGTTGTTCGATGCCGTCGTCGCACAGTTCGCGGCCGACGGTACGATCGCCGAGCAAACGTTCGGGTGGCTCGCACCGGCCGAGCAGGTGCGAACGAACGCGCGGATCACGTGGACACCCGGCGATAAAAACGGGGTGCTCGGCGCGTTCGGGCCGCCGAAATACAACGGGATGCCGGCGCGACAGATCGCGACTCTGTTCGAGCTCTGTACCGTCGAGATCTACGCGTTCGAGCCGGCGCAACGCACTGTCGAGCGTTCGCAGTATCAGATCTGTCGTGAGCTGTTCGACGCGTGGTTGCGCGCCGTCGATCTCGCCGCGGCCGGCACGTACCTGATTGTCGGATCTGAGTGGGTGGGTGGCGATCGTACGCGTCGTTCGGGTGCGTCGCTCCTCGTCGTGTTTTCAGTGCAAGCCCCGATCGTCGACGAGCCGACGGCCACTGCAACCGCACCGGCCGACACCGGTGCCGAGGTTGAGGTGCACGAGCTCGAGGCAACCGACGTGATCGTTATCCCGCCACCCGTCGTTTGAAGGAGCCGTACGCATGTCTCAACCCAACGTCTCGATCACCGAACTCGACGGCGCGCTCGGTGTGACACCCGAGTCGGCCGGCCGCCTGCTCGCACTCGTCGGCCCGTCGACGATCGGCCCGACGAATCTACCGGCCGCGTTCGGCCGCGTGAAGGATCTGGTTACCAACTACGGCGGCGGCCCACTCGTCGAGGCCGCGGCACACGCGATCGAACGCTACGGCCGGCCCGTCGTCGTCGTGCGCACCCCGGCGACGGTGGCCGGCTCACCCGGCGTGGTCGACGTCACCGGGTGGCACGGCACGAGCGTCGTCACCGTCACCGGCGAGCCCGACGACGACTACGAAGTCGTGTTCAAAGTGCTCAAAGGGGGCACCGTCGGCACGCCGGGTATGTCGGTGCAGTGGAGCCTTGACGGCGGCCGTAACTGGTCACCACCGGCGACGACGGCCACCGGTACGACGTTCCCGATCCCGGCCGGTGGCACGATGGTGATCAACTTTGCGGCCGGCACCGCGCTCGACGGTGACGTCGTCACGACGCGCACCACGGCCCCGGCATCCTCGCCGGCCGACCTCGGGCTCGGCCTCGACGCGCTCGCGGCGTCGGCGATCAACTGGGAGATCGTCGAACCCGTCGGCCCCATTGTGCCGACGACGTTTGACACCCTCGAACTCAAGATCGCCGCGCTCGCCGCGGCCGGCAAATACCGCGCGTGGTCGGGCAGTGCGCGCACGCCGAACGTCGGCGAGAGCGAGTCGGCGTACCTCACCGCGCTTGCCGGCAACTTTGGTTCCAAGGCATCGCTACACGGGCAACTGTCGGCCGGCGCGTGCAAGCTCGTGTCGAGCGTATCGGGCCGCAAGTACCGCAGGCCGGTGAGTTTCGTTGTCGCCGCACGCGAGGCAACCTCGAGTGAGGAGGTTGATATCGCCGACGTGAACCTCGGGCCGCTTGTCGGCGTGTCGATCCGTGACGACAACGGCAACCCCGACGAACACGACGAGTCGCTCAACCCGGGGCTCGACGACGCGCGGTTCACGGTGTTGCGCACGTGGGAGGGGTTTCAGGGTGTGTACGTCAACCGGCCGCGGATCTTCTCGCCGGCCGGATCTGACTTTTCACTCATGCCCCACCGGCGCGTAATGAACCTCGGCAACGCGGCGTTGCGTGCGTATTTCATTCGTCGCCTCAACCGGCCGATCCTCGTGAACTCGACGACTGGATACATTCTCGAGGAGGAGGCACTCGAGATCGAGTCGGGTGCGCGCAACGCCATGGCGGCCGTTCTGCTCGCGAAACCAAAAGCGAGCGCGGTGCAATTCTTACTGTCGCGTTACGACAACCTGTTGTCGACCAAGACTGTCACCGGTGACGCGCGGATCGTGCCGCTCGCGTACCCCGAGTTCGTCACTCTGACTGTTGGGTTTTTCAACCCGGCGCTGCAAGTACAGGCGGTGTAACCATGTCCGATCAGATCAGGGTGAACGGTGCGATCGCCTCATGGGGTCATATCGTGCTCAAGATTCAAGGCGAGCGGTACTACGGGTTCGACCAGATCGCGTTTGCCGACAAGCGCGAACGCGTCAAGGGGTACGGCATGGGCCGGCACCAAGCACCGCGCGCTCGTACGCTCGGCAAGTACAGTACGGATCCGGTCAAGTTGCGCGGCCCCAAGGGCACGATCAACGCACTGCGCGCGCAACTCGCGTCGCTCTCGCCGGACAAAAAGAGTTACGGCAACACCGTGATCGAGATCGTGGTCCAGTACGTCACCGACGACGAGGAGCCGTTGACGGTTGAACTCGAGCGGTGCGTGTACACCGGCACGAGCTCTAGCGACGAGGAAAGCCCCGATCCCTTGAAAGAAGAGATCGAGCTTGATTGCATGCTCATTCGTCGCAACGGCCTTACCCTGTTTGACTCGAGCATGGGGGCACCGTGAGCGACGACGGTACTACCTCTCCAGGTGGCGGTGTGAGCGAACTCGAACAGTTGCGCGCCGAACGCGCGCGGCTCGTCGAGAGTCGCGAGCAACGCACGGCCGCGCGTGCCGTGGCCGACGAGCTCGATCGCATGCGTACGGCGATCGCCGACGAGGAAGCGATCGCGAAAGCTGAGTGCGAGTTCGGCCCGATCGATCGTGACATTGCCGTGGTGCAGTCGAGGGGGCACGGCGCGATCATCGTCAAGCGGCCGACGCACGCGGGGTACCGCGCAATGATCGACGCGGTGTCGAGTGGCAAGCTACCGCTCTCGACGATCAACGAGCGTTTTACGTACCCGTGCCTCGTGCACCCCGACAAGCTCGCGTTTGAACGGTTGCTCAAAGCCGAGCCGGCGTTGCTCGAACACGTGGCGAGCGCGGCGGCGAAACTCGCCGGCCTGGTTGTCGAGGAGGTACAGGGAAAATAGTTGCACTGCGCGCCGAGGCGTTGCGTGACGACGGGATCGCCGCAACGTGCCTGCTCGCGGTGCTCGGCCTCGACGTTCACGAGGAGATTCCCGACGAGGAAACGGCACGACGATACACCGGCGCATTGCTCCTCGTTCGCGGCCTACGCCGCCTCGATCACATCACCAAACTACTCACCGCACCCGAGTGATCCACCATGGCAAAGTCGGCCGACGAGGTAGCAACATTTGCCGTCAATCTTGAGGATGGCACGAGCGGCCCGGCCGAGGCCGCCGCGCAAGCCCTCGCGAACCTCAAGAAAAAGATCACCGAGGATACGACGGCACTCGGGCAAATGCAGAAGGCGTTGCGCAACCTGAAACAAGCGACAACGCCGAACCTGCCCCAGATCGCCGAACTGTCGAAACGGATCGACGCGCAAAAGCAGGCGATCGCCGGTGCACAGTCGTCGTACCTGCAACTTGGTGGCGGGTTCAATACAGCCAAGAAAAACGCGCGCTCGTTCTCCGAACGGCTCGCCGAGCTAAGTCAGACGGCAAAGGATCTACCCGGCCCCGTCGGTGGTGTGGCGTCGCAAATCAAGTCGCTCTCTGGCATCGTGTCGCGTGGTGCACTCGTCGGCGGCCTGGTTGCCGTCGCCGCCGTGCTCGTCGCCGTGGCCGTCGGTGCCGTCGCCGCTACGGCCGCCATGCTCAAGTTTGGGATCGCGAGTGCGAACGCGCGCCGCAATGAGGGGTTGCACCTCGAGTCGTTGACGAAAGTCGCCGCCGCTCACGGTGTCGCCGCGGGTAACGCCGCCGAGTTGCAAGCATCGATCGATCGCGTGAGCGGCACGACGGCACTCGGCCGCGACAAGATCGGCGAGTACACCGCGCAACTGTACAAGCTCGGGTTGCGCGGCAAAACGCTAGACACCGCGCTCGAGGGTATGGCGATCAGTGGCGCGGTTGTCGGCGACGAGGGTGCAAAGTCGTTCGCCACGCTCGCGGCCGGTGCCGCACGCGCCGGCAAGTCGGTCAAGGCACTGAGTGACGACGTCAAGTCACGCCTCGGCGGCGTTGCCGCGGCACAGTTGCTCGACCTCGACGTGCAACTAGCGAAGTTGAGCGAGAGCTTTGCCGGACTGTTTGCCGACCTCGGGATCGAGGCGTTGCTCAAAGGGATCAAGTCGATCACCGATCTGTTCTCGCAAAGCACCGCGAGCGGCAAGGCGTTGCGCGAGATCATGACGACGGTGTTTCAACCCATGGTTGACATGATCACGAGCGCCACCCCGTACGTAAAGCGGTTCTTTCAAGGCATCATCATCGGTGGTCTGCTCGTCGCGATCGCGATCGCCAAGGTGCGCCGGTGGTGGAAAGAGACGTTCGGATCCGGCGAGATGAAGTCGTCGCTGGATCTGACTAAGGCCGCGCTATACGCCGGGATCGCGGCCGTCGCGTTGTTCGCCGTGGCCATGGTGGCGGCGTTCGCGCTTGTCGTCGCCGCGCTCGTGCTCGCCTCGCCGTTCATATGGGCCGCGGTTGTCGCACTCGGCGCGCTCGCGGTGCAAGGGTTGATCCTCGCCGCGCCGTTCCTGCTCGCGGCCGTGGCGATCGGCGTGTTGATCGCGTTCGTGTGGCAACTCTACCGACTGTGGGACGAGATCGACTGGACGAGCATGGGCAACGCGATCGTTGAGGGCATCGTAAACGGGATCAAGGCGAGCGCGAAATGGCTCACCGACACCGTGTCGGAGCTCGGGGCTAGCGCGCTCGGTTCGTTGAAAGAGTCGCTCGGCATATCGTCGCCGTCGAAGGAGTTCGCCAAGCTCGGGATCGCGATCCCGCAAGGTGTGGCCGTCGGTGTCGAGAGCGGTGCCGACGAGGCAAACAACGCCGTGGCCGGGCTCGTCGACACACCCACCGGCACGGGCCGCGCGGGTGGTGGCGGCGTCACGATCAACGTCGGCGGCATCACGGTGAACGCCTCGAGCGGGCAGGCCGGCGACATTGCCGGCGACGTCGAGCGCGAACTCGTGCCGGTGTTCGAGCGGATCGCACTGCAACTCGGCGCGATGTTGCCGCGGGTGCCGGCGTGACTTGGGATCCGATCACCTCGCCGTGTGACTACATCCTGCTCGCGAGCAAAAAATCGCCGGGTATTGCCGAGGTGCGCGGCGCGTCGTCGGTGCGCAAGTGGGACGAACGCGACGGCGTAGGGATCACGGGTGCGGCCCTCGTTTTCAAGGGCCGCGGCCTCGCACACTTCTCGGTGGTGTTGCGGTTGTACAGTGCGCAAGACTGGCAGGACTGGCACGCGTGGAAACCGATTGTCGACAAGTTGCCGACGAGTCAAGGCGAGGGCAATGACTCGGGCACGCTCGCGATCTGGCACCCGTTGTTGCAGTCGCTAGACATCAAAGCCGTCGGCGTGGCCGAGGTGATGCAACCCGATCAAACCGGCGACGGCGAGTGGTCGATCGAGATCAAGTTTGTCGAGTGGCGCGCGCCGAAATACGCACTCGCGAAACCCGAGGGTGCCGACGAATCCGCGGCCGTCGTCGATCCGATTGAGGAGGAATGGATCAAACCGCTCACGGCCTTGCTTCAAATCGAACGCATGGCGAGCGAGTGAGCCATGGCCGACGATCTCTATATCGGCGTGAACGGCGAGCGGTGTACGGCCGTCAAGCTCGTTGTGTCGAACGCCGGCCCGTGGATCGCCGACGTCGACTTTGAAGGCACGTCGAAAGTCGAGGGCCGCGTCGTGCTCACGATCGGCGCGCTCAAGTGCACGGGCACGATCAGCAAGGTGGCAAGCGGCACGTACGGGTTGCAACGGCGAGCGCGTATCGTGGCCGGCGCGGGTGCGTGGGGTGTCGAGGTGCCGGCAAAGCAATATCACAACGATGCCGGCGTGAAGGCGACCCTCGTTGCCGACGACGCCGCGCGCGTTGTCGGTGAACAGCTCGGCCGGTTCGTGCCGGCCGTCGAGCGCCTCGGCCGCGACTACGTGCGCGACACCGGGCCGGCCTCCCGGGTGCTCGAGGATGCCGCGGGTGGGGTGCCGTGGTGGGTCGACTACGCCGGGGTGACGCATGCCGGCCCGCGGCCCCCCGTGCCCCTCGAGCGCACGGCCTACACCGCGCTCGCGTACGATCCTCGCGAGCGGATCGCGACGCTCGCCATGGATGCACCCGAGCTCATGGCCGTCGGTTCGCTCCTCGACGTTGACGGGTTGCAGATCGTGCGTACGTTCGAGGTGCGGGTCACGGCCGGTGAGGCGCGCGTGTACGCGTGGTGCGGGGGCACTGCGACGGGAACCGGGTACCTTGCCGGCCTGCTCCGCGCCATTGTCGAGCGCACCACCGACGGCACGTTGCACGGGCACTATCGCTACCGCGTCGTTCGCATGAGTGGCGAGCGCCTCGAGCTGCAAGCGGTGCGCAAGGTTGCCGGCCTGCCCGACTTGCTCCCGATCTCGGTGATGCCCGGGATCGCCGGGGCACACGCGATCCTCACCCCGGGTACCGAGGTACTCGTTGCGTTCGTCGAGGGTGATCGAGGGCAACCCGTCGTGCTCGCGTTCTCGGGGCTCGACGGGCCGGGGTTCGTGCCGGTGCAACTCGTGCTCGGCGGCACCGGTGGCGCACCGGCCGCACGACAAGGCGATATTGTCGAGTGCCAGCTACCACCCGGACAGTTTTCCGGCACCGTCGGCGGCTCGCCGGCCACGGGGTTGATCACGTTCACCCCCTCGACGGCCCTCGGTGTCATCACGAGCGGCTCGAGTAAGGTTTCGGTGGCGTCGTGACGGCCACGTACCTCGGCTCGCTCACGATCGGCGGCACGATGCCGGGTGCGGCGGCCGTCGGCGTTGCGGGTGCCGCGTCGATCAACCTCGTTTTGCCCGACGTGCTCGCCAAGATCGAAAGTTTGCTGACTTGGACACCGACGCCGATCTCACTCACGGCGCAACTCGGCACGCTCGAGGCAATGATCACCGCGATCAACGCGCAAATCACGCTCGGTTTGCCGCCACCGACGATCCTCGGGCAAATCACGGCGATCGCCGACATGATCGCGTCGCTGCAATCGACGGCGGCCTCACTCGAGGCGAACCTCGCACTCATCACGGCGTTTCAGTCGGCACTTGCCGCGGCCGGCGTGCACCTCGTCGCGTACACCGGGCCGGTGAGCGCGTTCGGTGCCGAGGTACAAGCCCGACTCGCGACGGCGCCGGGGTTGTCGCCGGCCGACGCATGCAACGCGATCGCGTTTCTGACGACGGTGCCGGCCACGTGGGCAGCACTCGCGACGATCCTCAAAACCGAACCGTAAGGTCGACGAAATGCCCGGCGATTTTTTTTCGGTACTACCTGCTCGAGCGAAACGAGGCCAAAAATGCCTTGTTTTTAGGGGTATTACCGTTCCAGGCGAGGTAGTACCGTGAACGAAACCGTGGGCACCTCCATCGACACTCAGATCGCCGAGCTCGTGCGCCTCGTGCCGCACCCCGTCGGCGAACTCGCGTACGGCACCGACCTCGCGTGCGTTTCGGATCTGACTGTCGACGTTGCCGAGGTTGATCCATACAGCATGCAAGCGATCGGCGAGGCCGCGATCCGTCGCCTCACCACGGCCCGCGGCATGCTCATCGACGATCGCGACTACGGGATCGACGTGCGCGCGTACTGCAACCGCGCCACGTCGTTCGACGAGCTACGCGAGATCGGCGGCCGGTGCGCACTCGAACTCGCGAAAGATGACCGGATCGAGGCGGCCGTCGTGACGGTGGCGCAAGATCCGCTCGCGTTCTCGCTCGCGATCTCGGTGGTGATCACCGCGGCGAGCCCGACACTCAACCCCTTTACCCTCACGTTCGCCGTTACCTCGGGTGCGGCCGTGCTCGAGGCGATCGGTTGACCATGGCTATATTCTCGCTCGCGCAACTCACGACGCCGCTCACTCGTGCCGAGGTTGAGGCGAAGATTTACGACGTACTCGCGGCCGTCGGCACGAACACAACCAGCTGGAAACCCGGCGCCGTCGTGCGCACCATGATCTCGGCCTGCTCGATCATACTGTCGGCGTTTAGCGAACTGACGGCGTTGATCGCGCGTGGTGGTTACCTCGATCTCGCGAGCGGCCCGTGGCTCACCCTGGTTGCGTGGTACGTGTACGCCGTCGAGCGTCAGTTCGCCACGTTTGCGGCCGGCGAGGTAACGCTCGTGAACACGGGTGGCGGGATATTCATCCTCGACGCCGGTGATCTCGTCGTCGCCAACCCCGACACGGGCAAGCAATACCGCAACGCCGAGGCGATCTCACTCGGCGCGCTCGCCACCCTTACCGTTGCCGTGGTGGCGCTCGAGGCCGGCTCCTCGTCGACGTCGGCACCGCACACCGTCGTCACGTTTATCACGCCCCTGCTCGGCGTCACCGTCGACAACGCGGTGTCGATCGTCGGTAGTGACGACGAGGAGGATCCGGCACTGCGCGCGCGGTGTTCGGAGAAGCTCGGCTCACTGTCACCCATGGGGCCATGGGATGCGTATTCGTACGCCGCACGCAACGCCACACGCCTCGACGGGGCCGTGATCGGGGTGACGCGGGTGCGCACCGTCAAGGATGGTTTCGGCAACGTCACGACGTACGTAGCGACGGCAACCGGGGCAGTGTCCGGCACCGTCGACGATCTCGACACCGACCTCGGGTGCGTCGACGACGCCATACAAAAGAAGGCGGCACCGCTCGCCGTCAACGCGTGGGTAGTGAGCGCAACGCCGGTGGCGATCCCGGTGTCGTACCGCGTGTGGATGTACAACACGAGCGGGCTAACCGAGGCCGAGATCGCCGAAACGATCGCACTACGCCTCGTCGAGTTCATGTCGGGGCAGCCTATCGGCGGCAACGTCGTGAGTGCCGATCCGGGTAAGGTGTTCGTTGACGCGATTCGCACCGCGATCGGCTCGTCGATGCCGCAGATCTTTCACGTGATCGTTGAGGTGCCGGCCGCCGACGTGGTGCTCGCGATCAACCAGGTGCCGACGCTCGGCACCGTCACACCGCTCGCGATCACTCAGGTGCCGCCGAGTGAGGGGTCGGCACCGTGACGGTTGTATTTACGACGCCACCCGGCCCGGTGCCGGCCGACCTGGTTGTCGAGTTCTCGTGCACCACCGAGCCGACGAGTGTGTCGATCAAGTACGCGCCGGCCGGTGTTGCGGGTGCGTGGGATGTTGTTTACGGCCGCACCGACGACGACAACGCTAACGGCGTATTCTCTGACGGGTGGGCCGCGCTCGCGTCGCGTAGCGGTGCCAACTGGACGATCAACCCACCCTCGTCGGCCGGGTGGCCGTGCGCGTTCGAGGTAGTGATCGACGAGGCCCCACCACCCGCGCCGCAACCACCGAGTGCCGAGGGTGGCTCCGACGTTGCGCCGTATCTGTCGCCGAACGCATGGTACCTATTCGATCCCGCGCGGGCCGGTTACGACGCGTCGGGCAACGGCGAGTATATGGCCGGTCAAGTGGCGAGCTGGACAAGCGGGCCGAAACTCGGTGGCTCGGCCGCTATCGGCGCGCAGTACAACCAGTCGGCCTATCCGCGGGCAACATGGCGCGTTGCCGGCGCGCTAACGTGTATGGTGCTCGTCGACCTCGCGTCGACGACGGGGCAACGGTGGTTTGCCGTGTGCGACACGAGCGCGGCAAACACCGCGTGGTGGGGTTTCGGCGTCACCGCAAACAACCGGTGTTGCTACTCGGTAAGCAACGGCTCGGCGACGGCGACGATCGAGATCGGCCCGGCACTCGGTAACGTCGGGTGGGCACTGCTGACGTTCGTGCGCGCGGCCGACGGGGTGTCGGTGTCGGTGTATCAGGATGCTCGGCTCCTCGGCACCGGCACCGCACCGTATGCCGCGGCCGGCAACGCGGCGGCGTTTCTGAGTGTTGGCAAGGCCGCCTCGACAACCGTAACCGCGCACGCGACGGCCCTCGTCGGCCTGTATACACGCGCGCTCACGGCCGAGGAGGTAGCGGGTGGCTCGGCGCGGATCGTCGGCACAAAACTGATCGGCGTGCTTACGCCGGCCCTGTACAGTCCGGTGGCACAGTACGCGCTCGACGTGCTCGCGGCCGGTGGCGTGTTGCGCGATCGCGGGCCGAACGCATATCACCTCGACTCGATCAATCCGGCGAGCGGGTACCCGCGCGTTACGTCGCTTATTCCCGGCAAAACCGTACCGTTTCACAACACGTGGTTTACGCGCTCCTCGTTCCCGAACCTTACTCGCCGAATGACAATGACGTGTCGCGTCTATTGCACGACGATCCTCGGCTCGGGTAGCGTCGGCCTGATTGTCAACGCGGGCACGGGCTCGAGCTACACGACGATCCTGCAACGAGTCGCGAATAACGAGTTGCTCACGTACAACGAACTATCAGGTTCTCCCGGCACCGGCTCGGGGTGGGCTTGCGGGTTGTTCGTGGTGCCCCTGAAATGGTGCTTTATCGCGGCTCGCCGACGTGCCGACGGCCGTATGATCATCACGCTCGACGAGCACTCGGTGCTGTCGCCGATCGGCGTCGTTACTCAACCCGTCGGCGGCGTTGCCGGCGCCGTGTATATCAACAACAACTCTTACAATAGCTACAACCCGAATGGCGCCACCGACGACGTTTCGTTCTGGACAACCGATCTCACCGACTCGCAACTCGAGGATGTTCGCGCGTCAATGGGCATGGTGGCGACATGAGTACCTCGGCGATCTACACCCCGCCACCGATCGCGCCACTCGGGCCGCCGACGACGACGGGGCCGACGGCGTATCCGCAAACTGTGCTGCGTACGTTCCGCGATGCGATCCGTCAGATCTCGCCGTGGTGGCTTCGTGGGCCGATCGGTGGCTCGGTACTGTTCGCGATCGGTTCGGTTACCGACGCGCTTGCCGACGCGTTGCGGGGTGGCGTCAAGACTCGTTTCCCGGGGTATTACTCGAACGAATCGCTCCCGTTGATCGGCCGTGAACGCCGGATCCGTCGAGGCCGCGTCGAAACCGAGGAGACGTACGCGACGAGGTTGATCCCGTGGCTCGATCACCACCGGGTGCGCGGCGGCCCTTACGCACTGCTCGCGCAAGTGCACGCGTTCTATGCGCCCGACAACTTCCCGATCACGTTGATCTACGAAAATGGCCGAATGTACGTGCTCGATCCGGCCACCGGTTCGGTTGAGCGTACGTGGATCGACCTCGGCACGATTCCGCCACAGTGGGCAAAGTGGACACTGTTTTACACGTGGCCGGTGCCGATCGAGAGCGACGGCATATGGTCCGATCCCGGCACGTGGGATGACGGCGGCGTGTGGGATACGAACATGAGTGCCGACCTCATTCGTGACATTCGGGTGGTGCCGCGTGAATGGAACGCCGCGCACTCGATCGGGTACATCGATCTCGACTCGGGCGACGTCGGCGGCATTCAGATCACGATCTCGGTTGAGTGAATGAACCGGGTACTACCTAGCCTGGTCGACGGTGAGGTTTTATGAGTCTGCTCGATCTGCTCGGCGTGAACCGCATATTCAAGGCCGGCAAGCCTGTCGACCCGACGCGCAAGATCCTCAACTTCATCGGCGACGTGACGATCGTCGACAACCCCGGATCGCTACGCACCGACATCACGATCGGCGCGGGTGGTGGTGGTGGTGGTGAGGGTACCGTCGTCGGCCCCGACACCTCGACGGCCGGCAACGTCACGACGTGGAATAGCGCCGACGGCACCAAGCTCGCCGATAGCGGGCTCGCACTCGCCGACGTGGCCACCGAGGCGTACGTCGGCGCGGCGATCGACGCGGCGATCGACGCGTTGCCCGTCGGCGGCGACGTGATCGGTGTGGGCACGTCGGCCGACAACGAGATCGCGCGGTACGACGGCACCGACGGCAAGCATGTACAGCGCTCGACACCCAAGATCGCCGACGACGGGAGGATCACCGGCCTTACTGATCCGTCGGCCGCGCAAGATGCCGACACGAAAGCCGCGCGTGAGGCCGCTATCGCGGCGGCCGTCGCGGCCGTGGTGCCGGGTGGGTGGCGCACGTATTGCGACACCAACTTTTCTCAACTCGCAAATCAGACACTAGCGAACGGCGTCAACACGATTGACGGCGTGCCGTACACAGTCGAGAACGTCGGTAACTCAAGTCAGTTCGCCGTCGTCAACGGTGCCGGACTACGGATCAAAAGCAACGCCGTCGACTGCGGCATGTACTACAACTCGAACACCGCACCGCAAATATGGGTCGACATCCCGCAACAGCTCGCCGAGTACATGGTCGACTGTTCGGAGTTGCGCGTATCGGCACAGTTCACGACCGACGTTGCAACGGCGAACTACACCTTCGGGTTCGTCGGCATAACGAACGCGTACGTCAACGGCGCGGTGTGGCAGCACAAGTTTTTGCAGGGGTTCAATAGCGGCACCGGGAACAACGCCAAGCAACGCGCACTGCAACACCTATACGGCGCAACGGAAGACTTTCAAAGTCTGCACCCGAACACCGACAACGTGATCTGCTTTCACGTGCGGAACCAGCGTCAAGTCACGTACTACTCGCAAACGTACGGCGGCGCAGACTCAACCGCGAACGCGCTAGCTTTCGTAAAGAAAAACTTTGCGATCGTGCGAGTCGCTCAAACGCCGCTCGCGAGCGAGGTAGTGGTAGCGCCGTCGCGGCTCGTGACGTGCGCCAACACGCGGATCGTTATCGCGTTGCAGTCTGCAAACACGCTCGCAAACGGGCAAATGACCGTTCAACGCTTGCGGATCGAATACAAACTGTAAGGGAGGTGCGCGCAATGAGAACCCTAGTGCGGATCCTGTTCGTGTTGCTCGTGCCGGCGATCGTCGTCGCGCAAACGGCAACCGTGTCGCTCACGTGCCCCGACGGGCCGCCGATCGTCGTCGTCGACGGTGGCGCACCACCCGAGGCCGACGCCGGTGTGCCGGTGCCCGACGCCGGGCCGCCACCCGTGGTCGACGCCGGGCCGCCACCGTCGTCACACCGGCCACCCGCGAGCAAGGGGCAAGGGTTCTATGTGGTCGGCACCGATCTGTATGACGGCAACGGCGTCGAGTTTCGGCTCAGGGGCACGAACAAAACGCATCAAGACAATTGGGCGCAAGGGCTCGGCCACACCAAAAGCAACACAACCAGGTGGCTCGTGCACTTCTCGAACGATCCCGATCGGACTATTGCCGACATGCAATCGCCGAACATTGGTGGCTCGACGACGTTCGGGCAGGCCGTTGCGGTGCCGGGGTATTGGGATGGCACGTGTAAGAGTGACGCCGGCTCGTTTGAAACCATGGTGAACCGGTGGGTGCGCGACGCAAAAAAGTACGCCGCGATCGAGCGGCTCATGATCCTCAACATCGCGAACGAGTGGGGCTCCGATCAAGTCAAGTGGCGTGACGCGTATGTGTCGGCGATACCGAGGATCCGCGCGGCCGGGTGGCACGGCGCGATCATGGTTGACGCGCCTGGTTGCGGGCAGGATGCGACGGCGATTATCAACCACGGCCGCGCAGTGTTCGCCGCCGACGCCGAGCAGAATGTACTGTTCGACGTGCATATCTACGGCAACTGGAA